AATCATATTCAAAGAGAGCTGCAACCTTAACATATCTGGTCAGATCTCATGCGACTACTTGACGTACGTAGATAACAACATTTATTGATACACAGGATGTTACGGACATAAAAAAGCCAGCCACTGGGGGAGGCTGGCAAACTCGTAGAGCAAAATGCTGTTACGCAAACTTCGTTACAGGGTCATCCTGCAATACAAAAAATACACAATATTTAGAAAACTAATAGTGCCATGTGCAATTTTTAAGATTTTGTTATTAATTGTGGTCGCACCTTCCTTTCTGTGTACTTTCCGTATAGCTCACAGGATTCTGGGTACAAAAAAACCCGCGCATCGGCGGGTTAAGCAGCGTGGCAAAGTAACCACTCTTAACACATTACAATAACTTTTGCGTACGCGTTAGCTCTTTTGTATATTTAACTTTTCTCTAATTCTAAAGGTAAAAGGTAACGACTAGTGAAAGCGAACGACTACCTGTTTGGTCTTCAGGCAAGAAACATCTCTTTCAGGCTTCTTCAAGGCGAATTAAAGTATTTTAATATGAAGTCAGCTAGGGGGTGGACAGAGTTGCTATCTGATTATGCAAGTAATAATGAAAAGGATATAATAAATAATCTCAAGGAGATTTACCTCAGCCAATTGAATTACAGCAATCGGGCCGTATTTTTTGCTCAACTGAATAATATCACTGACGCAATCCTCTTGAAAAAAACCTTGTTAAATCTGATTAACAGCAACGATAAAGATTATCAAGAATACATTGCCACCTACCCATTGCCAATAGATAGCGCAACACATAAAAAAGTCAAAAAATTAAGACCAGTCTGCATCTCCCACTCTCAACATGGTAACTCGATCACTATTACAACAACTTATCTTCGTCCATTCAAAGAAAGAAGTGCAATTGAAACAAATACACTAAGCCCAGCAACACAAAAAGAACTCAATTGTTTTGATGAAATAATTGGAATAAAAGATAGATACATCCAATGTTTTGACACAATTACTTTTAACTATGTTTCCGGCGAAATAACATTTGAAATCGACATGTGTACAAATCTTAACCATAATGAATTGGAGCGCGCATCAACAAGATATCGTAGAATATTAATGTACCTTTTCCATAAAGAGAATTCATATCACGTCGCCTTCATTAGAAAAAATATATTTACTGCTATCGATAAACTTTACAAATCTGCCGATGGTACCATTTTAAAACTTGGGCATGCCACAGGAACAGGCTCAGTAAAAGAAGAAAAAATGAGAAAGAGAAAAGATGATTTAAGGAAGGAAAAATATCATGCCGCAGGCTTAGCGGCAATTGGAGGAAAAACTAATAACTTTAGTATTTCTAAACAATGGAATGGAGCACACAATAACATTTTAACAATGCATGTACCCGGACATTTTTCTTTAATTTCATCCTCGCTACCATTTATAAATCATGTTATAATCGAAGGGTGTGTTTGTAAATCAGATTATGAGTTATTGATGTCAAAGGTTTTCTAAATGAATAAGCAGGAAATGAAAGATATCATACAACATTCTTTTGCTACCGACAGCAAAGTTGGTTTTGCATGTATGAATATTTATCATTACCTGCTTAATGAAGATCTGGATAATTTAAAATATATAACATTCAATAACTTGCAAAAAGTCAGTAATGTTGATCAAAGTATCCTTTACGAGGCAATTACTTATCTATCCGGAGAAAAAGCACCAATATTATCAATCGGATACGAATATATTGATGGTGATGACATTTTTGAAATCTCTCAAGATGAGTTAAGCAAAATATATTCAGAAGGAACATTTTATTTCGATGGCAAACCAGTCCTCAATTGGCAGTCGAAAGTTTACATTTACTTTTATGCATCAGAGTTCTGGAAAGGCCTAGAATGATGGATAATCAGAATAATTTTACGTTAGAATCGCTGAAGTCCGCAGCGTCATTCGATGAGAGCGCAGCACGCCTTTATCGAAGAATTACATGCAATTCATACGATAAATTTATTGAAATGTTTTATATTGACTTAGAAAAAACAATCAGATTGATTGAAAAAAATGCAAGCTTAATGCAAAACGATGGAGAAGACCGTTTATCTATAGAAATAATTAATATACTAATTGGCTTCGGATATGATTCTGGTCATGATAATTATATAAATGGGCACTCAGACATTGTTGTAAGTTTCAAAAACTACACATGGATTGGAGAGGCTAAAATTCATAGCTCATACGACTATTTAATGGAAGGATTCCATCAATTATGCTCTCGTTACTCCACAGGAAGTGAAGATGATTGTCAAGGAGGATTAATAATTTATGTGAAAAGCAACAATGCATTAGATGTCGTAGAGAAATGGAAAAAAACATTAACCTCTAAAAAAGATGACTTTGAAGATTTTTATTTATCCGATTGCAAAACAAGAGAAAAGTTGAGCTTTTACTCTAGCCACAAACACCCTAAATCTGGATTGCCATACAAAGTAAGACATTTCGCTGTAATATTGGGATTTGCACCTAAAGACAAAAGTGCGAGAACAGCAAAGTCCAGAAAATAATAAGTTTTATTATCTGGACCAAGGCTGTTTTTATCTATTTAGAATACACATAATACCATCAATAAATCCAAGTGCACTTTGCAACTCCTTTCTAATAGTTCCATCCGAGCATTTCCGCTTCTTTGCGATTGTACGGAGTGAAATCCCGATAACAAAGTGAGCAATGATCAGCTCATATTCTTCTGGTTTATATTTCCGCAACCGGGCCACACATCCATCAATCATAATTCCTTCATCATCATCGCACTGGAGACGTGACTTTTTACCGTGTGGTAGAAGCCCCTTGAAACCAGCCGCTATCGGCTGCCAGTCGACACCACTATTTTCTGCTGCAGCCCAAGCCCCCCAACGATCTAAAACTTCGTACATATCACGCATCAGCGCAGCACCTCATGCACCAGTTTTTCAAACTTTCCAACTTTGGTTTCCAGCTCTGCCACACAATCCACCAGCTCATCCACTGCTTTTTGTGCGCGGTGTTTCGCCTGCATCAGTTCCCTGAGCGCTGGCACCATATCCCGACGAATAGCATCTTTTGTTACACCTGTTTTTTCCAGTTGTTCCGCCTGTCGCAACATTTCCTGTGCCTGTTTACGTAATTGTTCAGGGGTAAAAGTCATTGTCTGGTTGTTCAAAAGAAACGCTCCATCTTACTGCTGTCAGTTCGTTTGTTACTGTATCTGCGCGGTCTGGACGGCTGCATTGATGTGGAAAGAACCTGCGCGCTTTCCTGGTCTACAGGCAGAAAATGTCCGTTATAAAAACGTCGGTAAATCGTCCCCAGAGAACCATTACGTTGCTTCGTGATATTAATTTCTGCGATGCCCCCGGCCTGCGTATCCGGGTTGTACACTTCATCCCTGTAAAGCATCAGAATGATGTCAGCATCCGCCTCTATTTCTCCGGAATTTTTCAGGTCTGAGTTCATGGGACGTTTATTTGGTCTGGACTCCACACCGCGGGAGAGCTGACTCAGCGCAATCAACGGAAAACCACCGGATTTTGCCAGGCCTTTAAGTCCCTTTGAGATTTCACCCACGGCAAGGTCATGACGCCCCGTGGTTCGGGTTTTTATCAGCCCGAGATAATCAACCACCACCAGTGCCGTTTCCGGATGTTTAATCAAATGGTGTTTCGTTGTTGCGCATATCTCGTCAATGGTCAGGTTCGCCTGGTCCACCATCCAGATATTGCGTCCGGTCATCAGCTCCACCCCCTTAATGAAACGCGCCCAGTCTTCGTCACCAAAGTTAGAGACAGATTTCAGGCGCGATACAGGCATTCCTCCGGCAGCAGACACCATGCGTTCACCGATCTGAATGTTCGCCATTTCCATTGTGAACAGAAGAACACCGCGCCCCTGTTCAGTCACTTTGTCGATGATATCCAGCGCCAGTTCGGTTTTGCCCATTGACGGACGAGCCGCAATAAATACCAGGTCGCCGGGCTCCATGCCGCCTGTTTTTGCGTCCAGTTCATCAATACCGGTCATCAACGTCCTGGATTTCTCCAGCCCCTGATTCCGGCATTCAACACGGTCAACCACTTCCGGAAGCACATCATCAATATGTACCGGCTGAATTGCGCCTTTTTCCATCGACAATGAGGCCATCATGTTTTGAGCATCCTTCAGAGCATCCTCGGCTGCTTCACAGGTATGCGCATCACGTAAATTCTGTAATGCTTCGGTCAGTGTTTTTTCTGCATCGCGCAGTGCGGCATTGCGTCGCAGTGCTGCAACATAGTGTTCCAGAGATGACTTCACCCAGGTTTTACGCCCGGTATCAGTAATCACCGGGGCAAGTTCCGGCATCTCATTGCACAACAGCACAGGATCAATCACGCCGGACACACGGGCCTGTCTGCAGATGCCTGTGTATATATCCCGGTACGGTCGTACAGAAAAAACGTCCGCCGGTAGTGTGGCCAGAATATCCATCACTTCCGGATCTGCCCCACGCAAAAAGAATGCGCCAATAACAGCACCTTCCAGATCATCGTTACGCCAGACCGGGCTTTTCTGGCTGATCATGCTGCCACACCTCCGGCATGTGCACGGTAGCTGGGCCAGTTAAAGGACAACAGGTTACGGCCACCATCCGTAACCCTGTCAGCAATACGTGGACTGATGTATGCCCACAACGCCTTCGGTGAAAGATTGCTGATCAGGATGGTTGGCAGAATGCTTTCGTACCGGGCATTGATAATTTCCTGAAGAATGGCCATTTCCGCCGCGCTACCAAACTGGACACCCACTTCGTCGATAATCAGCAGATCCAGTGATGCATAATGCTCAATCACCTCATCCGCAGTTTTTTCGCTGTCATTCCGCCAGCAGTTTTTCACAGCCCGGGTCAGGCGCATCACGTCGGTGATCTCAACACTGGCGAGATAGTTGCGGATGACATATTTTGCCATCGCAACCGCCAGGTGATTTTTACCGGTGCCACAACTGCCAGTCAGCACGAGATTTGTGCCGTTCTCCAGAACATCCGCCCAGTTTTCGGCATAGCGACGACAGGCAGCAAGATTTCTGGCTGCGTCAGGATTAATCTCCTGATAGTTTTCAAACTCACAGTCACGAAAACGCAGTGCAATTCCGGCGTTATCAGTCAGTTCTTCCGCCTTCAGGGACGACAACTCCATAATCACATCGTTGATTTCAGCACTCAGGCAATGAGGGCAGTGTGAAATTTTCTCTCTGTCCTCGCCATTACGATCCCCCCACACCAGAATATGCGTGTGATATTCGCCATGTTTTTCGCAATATCCGCGACCTTCACGCATCCGGCAGGAACGATAAGGCCACGGTTTTTCCCCAGTCTCCGCAAACGCCATCTCAGACCGTAACTCATCCATCCGCGCCTGTAGTCTTGTTTGTTGTTCACGCAGGTTAAACGTCATCATCGCTGTCACCTCAGAATGTTAAGTTGTCACTGGATTTACCGAATTCGTCAGACATGGCACCAAGACCAGACAGGATATCTATCTGTCGCTGTCGCCCACCTCCGGGAGCGGCTGGCTGTTGCCAGAAATCTTCGAAGTGACGATCGGGTCCAAAGAACGTCGACGCCTGCTTCACGAACTGGGTACCGGTATTTCCAGAGACACGCACCCAGGCAGCATAGCGTTTCACACCGTCGAGCATGGTTTCGGGTGTCACACCTTCCCTGATTCGGGCTTTCCAGGCTTTGAAGGCCGCTGACTTGGAGTTACCACCAGCACGTTTGGGATATTCCTGCCAGGCCTGTTCAAATTCCGGTGAATATTCCTGTCGGGCAGAACGTGCTGGTGCAGACGCGTCAGCGGATGCGCCAATAGTGTTTTTACTCTCTGTAGTATTCTCTGAAGTAATCTCTGTTGTATTCTCTGTAAGATCGAAATTGGTTTTCCCTTCACCGCGGCGAGGGGTTTCCCGTGTCCGCGGTGAAGGCTTTCCCTCCTCCGCGAAATTGGGTTTTACAGTTTCCCGAAAACGGGTTTCCCCATTTCGGGAAAACTGATTGTTTTCATTGATAATTTCATTAAGGCGCTCACAATCTATACGGTAGAACATTTTGTGCTCAAGACGCTTGTTGGTTTCAACTAAAATGCCTCTGGACACAAGATGCTTACGCGCTACAGCCTGTTGTTCAAATGTAAGTCCTGTTTCGTGTTGTATCTCTTCACGCGTTTTATGTACGCCTTCCGCTGCATGTGCTTTATCCTGCCAGTAAAAAATCTGACCAAAGAAAATAACAGCGTGCGGACTTCCCATGTATTTAACGAGCCCAGGGTAATAAGCAACCGGATGTCCAAAATCGAGCAGAAGATCAGACGGACGCATAGCCACCTCCCAGGCGTTTAAACATTTTTCCGGACTGAAACGCCACCAGCGGATAACTCAGGGTATGAGTACGCCCCTGTACCTGGCAGACAACCTTCTGGCTTTCTGTATTGACCAGGCAAACCCGCAGAACGTGACCGTTGCTGGTGGTGAACCACTGCCCCACACGGGGGCAACGGTTGTATCGGTGATACAGGGAACTAACGACGCGGCGAATCATGGGTGCGCCTCCTTGTCAGAACCGTTCAGTCTGGAATCAACAAGTGCAGCACCAAAAACAGCATCACCTACACGGTCGTACAGTTTGCTAGCCAGCGGAGATTCAACAGCCTTAAGCATGGGATAAAGCTGGCTTGTCCAGATTTGGTGGATTTCTCGCAAATGCAGGTATACGCCTCTGGCGTTTTGTGCGACAGATGGCATATCAGCCGCACCAACTCCTGACAAGCACCTCTCCATCTGGTTAAAGGCATTGATGTATGCTTCTTTGAACCGGGCAGCACGTTTACCCGTGAAACCCATAGCAAGAAACGCAAAACCGTCGCGGGTGATTTGATAGCAAGGGAGCTTGCGTGTACCACCGTTCGGTTGATTTACCGAAATCGATGTCTCCGCAAAATTGCGGGCACAAAACTCAGGGGAACAATCCAGAGTGCGGATCTTTTTCAGCACATCGTCGTGACGCTTGGAGAAGAAGTTGGCAACAGCCAAAGAAGTGGTAACGGCCTGGCCGTTGTCAATGGTGATTTCAGGTTGAGTGAGGGCTTGGATCGTAGCCATGATGGCAGCCTCCGTTGACAGTGAAAAACTTCCACCACCGGAAACGCCAATTTCACTGGTGGTGAACTGGACGGGGTTGGCGTAACCGGCGTCAACGGAGACCGGCGCACCTTTCGGTGCCCCCGCCCAGCCCACCATAATCTGGATGTGAGCAAATGCGGACGATAAAAAAGACGCTGGCGCGTCATACATCGCCGTTGACAATTTCAGGACGCCAATCCCGGCACCCGCTTTATAAGGTGCCTGAGCAGTGTAACGTCCCGGAATTGCAGAATCAATATGCTGGTGGCGCTTCGCACTCAACAAAATCACGACGAAACAACCATAGTGGGCTGAAGCACTCATCCGGATAACCATCACGCAGGTAAATGACCCGCTGTGTTTCAGGCTCCCAGCGTATAACGTGGACGCGACGCCCCCTTCCATCACGGAACCAGCGATTGAGTACTTGCATGTGCTACCTGTGAGCATAATTACACCTGCCAGCCCAGCGCCTGGAACAGCCCCATTTTCGGGTGATACCAGCGTGCACCTCGTGGTTCTGCTTCACTCATCATTCGATGAAAAGCAGACATGAAGGGTTCTACTGCAACAATCGCGCGACGAGACAACAATCCATCCGGCGTCATAAATTCATGGGTATCGGTAGGGATCTGATATGCGTTCACCAGATTGCGGCATTTCGCATCTGACATACCCGTTTTCGCCACCAGCTGACGGTAACCTGCATAACCATCACGTATGGTGCCTCTTTTGATTTGCTCGACTGTTTCGGTAACGTGGCTGACTTTCTCTTCCACCTGCTCAAGACGTCTTTGTTGGCGAACAGCTTCAAGCGCCATTGCAGCAACCATTTCGATCTGGCTCATTGGTTTGCGGATTTGTTCTTCCAGTTCGCGCCAGCGGTCTACCAGGCGGGCGGTGAATTCAGGGCAAAGCTGTGCGACAACAATGATGCTGTCGCGTTTGCCTCGTTCACCTTCGAAAAGATAATGCTTACTTTTTTGAGTTAAACCTAACCCATTGATATTTTCAGAAATCCCCATTGGGGGAAGCTGAATAATCCCTCGTTCAGCAAGGCGCTCAATGGATTGTTTCACTTTGTCATGGCGGCTGCCCACCAGCTCTGCGATCTCAACGCTGGTCATGGATGCTTTATCGGTAAAAATTGCGGTATTCATCTGATTGCTCCTTGAGGATGACATTTCAGAACTCACGCCAAAACGTATGCATCGTGAGTTACTGCTCGTGACAGTCAGTCTTTAATCTCTGGTAATACCGTTTGATTTTCGTAACGAATCAGGAATTCCATCTTCGGGATAAGGGTATAGATCAGGTCTTAACCCATGCGGAGTAACCTTCCATTCAACTAATTCACACACCCGTAAAACAAAACGAGAAGGAACGGAGTTTTTAGAAAACCACAGGTTCACCGCTTGTGGCGTAACACCGATGTATCTTGCTATGGCGTTTTGAGGAATCAATTTACGCAACATGTCGTAATCATTCAGTTTTATCACAGCACAGCTCCAATATTAACTTTACAAATCAAGAATACATCAAGAATAAATTAACATGCAAGTTTCAAAAGGATCGAATACACTAAAATCAAGTTAATATTTATGTGTATAAAGCCTCGACAGGAACTCACCATGAAGAATGTAAAAAGCACAGAAAATCGGATAGCAATGATGCTGAAAACAAAAGGCTGGAGTCAGGCTGAACTAGCCCGTAAGCTGGGTGTAAGCGCACAATCAGTACAATACTGGACTACAGGAAAGACGTTTCCCAGAAGCGATAAACTTGCACAACTATCAGTAATTAGTGGTTATCCACAATCCTGGTTTTTGGGTGAAGACACCTCATCAACACTTTCTTCAGCTGAAAAACACCATACAAGAGAAGACAGCGTTGTGTTCAATGTACTGGATGTTGAATTCAGCTGCGGCGACGGAACTCATGTTCGGGGAGATCTAATTGATGTTGTACGCTCAATAGAACTTGATCCTGAATATGCCCGCCGCCTGGTCGGTAACAGAGCATTCAAGAACATAGAAATTGGTAACGCCAGAGGGGACAGCATGGCCCCAACAATCTCCCCAGGGGACTTGCTGTTTTTAGATAAAACAGTAACTTATTTTGACGGTGATGGCATTTATGCATTTTGCTTTGATGGCGAATGTTACATCAAACGACTTCAAAAAATTGGAAGCAAGATCATGGTCTTATCAGACAATCCCAACTATCAGCCATGGAGCATCGAAAAAGAGGGAATGGCGCTGCTATATATCCAGTCAAAAGTCATCTCATCGGTACCATTCAATATCAACAGATTTGGTTAGTTATTGATTTTAAATTAAATTATTGGTCACACATTACAAAAAAATCAAGTTTATCAATTTTTGATTGACACGCGTTTTCCTGATACATAATATCTCACCATCAATTATATATTGATTAACTTCAACTTAGAATTGCATGGTGATGATATGGAAGCCTTACAAACAACACCAAAAACATGTAGCCTCAATACTTACAACAAGGTTTTATGTGATGATTTAGACCTCGATTCTTTTGCATTAACCATCGCAAACCTGCTCAGTGCTGTTCGCACCTTCAACCTCCTGGATGATACGCGATTAAAAGAGGTTGGGTTTGATGTGCTGGAATTTACTCATGAATATGCTTTAGCGATCGCATCGACAAAACAACAACATTCTATTCGCTCAGGCAACAAGATAGCCTGCATACGCACCAAACGTGAAGCCTGCGGCTTAACAACTGCCGAACTCGCCAGGCTGCTCGATCTCGATGAAGAAATTATCATCCAGTGGGAGAGCGGAGAGTACGAACCAACCATCAGCATGCTTATCCCCCTGGCAAACGTCCTGGGATGCGATCCGCTTTCTCTGCTGAGTGAAAACAATACCGCAGTACCTGTGCGCGTAAATGCTCCTGAAGCCCATATGGAAAGTATTGGCACACGCATCAAAAGCGCACGTAAAAAACTGGGATTAACCGAATCTGATCTTGCCCGCATGATTAATACCTATAGCGACCCCATAAATGACTGGGAATGCGGCATCCATGAAGTTCCTGCTGATCAGATAGTACCACTGGCCAGTGCTCTTAATTGTGACCTGATGTGGTTGTTAACAGGCAAATCAGAAGCAAAGGAGTAACAACAATGACTGGCAATATCCATGATAAGTATGAAGGCTTATGCCTGGCACCGGATTCCTTTGCAAACAATATCCATAATTTATTATGCGCAGTTGTTGTATTACAAATGTCAGACAACGACGCAATAAAAAGAACAGGTGATGAAGTTCTTGAATTTGCACGTTGCTATGCTGAAGCAGCTGCTGAAAAAGAACTAACCAGTTAAATAGAACAAGTCATCTCCGGATAATATATTACGGCTTAATCGCCGGGGATTATCACACCCTTAATCCACAGGAGGTTTTATATGACCTTTATAAAACATAAGGCATCACACAAAACAGCCTGCCTTATTGCACAGCACGGGAAAAATTACATGCATATTGCCTGCTTGTTTCTGCGTAAAGCATACGGGAGATAATAATGCATCAGAAAACAGCAGAACACGAACAAACCAGAGTATTGCTGACCATCAAAAACGGGAAAGTAGTATTAATTCGTCATGTTCATGACGATGAACTTGTAGGAAGTCTTTCAACATTCCTGTTTATTGCAGAAAAGGCAGGATATGACGTTATTGCACCAGCAGATGAAGATGAGGAATAAATTTCATGCAATACGCTGAATTCCAGGCTGAAGCAACAGCCAATGGTATACAAACAGGCAGTATGACTATTGATTATCACGACGCAATCCGCCGTCTGGATGCCGGTGAATTCGATCATCCTAATGTGAAAGGTTTACGTATCCTTCAGTGTCTCGCGCAAGCTGACGAAGCAGGATTACTGGGAAAACTTCCGGTTGAGATGAAGGTTGCCCAGTGGCGATGGTTGTATGTGACGACATTCATCAACGAAGAAGAAGACAAGAACGGCACAATTGATATCCCGAATGAACACGGAACAACAAATCGCGCCGTAGTATATAACGGGAAGCATGGGTTTATGACGATATATCCCAGTCCCATTCGTTTTGCCTTACAACAGTATATTGAATGGAATTTAATTCAAAAATACGGCGAGGCAGAAGGAATGGGTAGAGCGCTGTTTCTTTATCAGAAAATGCTCATTACATGCCCAGATAAAGGTTTCATTGTTTCAGACATGGGGCGAGAAGGGCTTGAACTCCTTCTGGATGAAATTATTAACGAAATGAATACTCATAGCATGCAATCAGAAACCTCTATTAACTAAAAGGGACTACATGACCGTTATCGAATATATCCAGGAAAATCCAGATTGCAGTAGAGAAGATATATCCCTCGCACTTGGAAGAAGCGGAGTTTCTATCAGTAATGAATTATCACGGTTACTGTGGAATGGGTTAATTGTACGAACTGGTGAAAAAAACAAAATGATTCTGTATCGCGTAAACAATCTGCCGTTTGGATACAACAATCCCCTGAGCGTTATGTTCAACCAGTTACTTAAACAGGTAAGAAAGTCTGATGGCGACTGACTCACAACTAACCATAGATACGGCTCTTAATGTCGGTCTGGCGCTCCTTGGTTATTTCTACATCATGTTCTGCAGCGGACGATGGCTGTCACTGTTGTTCATGAAAAAATGGAATAAACGCCGTAAGCAGGATCAACGCCAGAAGGCAATGGATGCATTTTTCGAAGCCTTCGGGATTGACGGCATGGAACCAGGGGATCCAGCTCGCGCAATTAGCAGAGGGGGCGTAGTAATCCTTGTATATCGGAGTGAAGAGAAAAATGAGCGAGATCAACTATCAGGCACTGCGTGAGGCGGCAGTAGCAATTGAAACAGTAGCAACGCCTCAAAAATTGCTGGCATTTCGTATGAAAGTCACACCGTCGGTGGTACTGGCGCTGCTGGATGAACGAGATGCATTAAACGAACGCATAGCCGAACTGGAGGCTAATTTAGCGGAGCTGGCCGAAGACCAACAGAAAGCGATTGAGTCAATTAAGCAGGCTGATGCGGCTGTTAAGTTGGCACACGAGAAGTTTTCGGTGCTGGCGGCAGAGAATGCGGAGCTTAAACAGTCGGAGAAGGAATTTAATAACTTCTGTCGTCAGGAGTACTACGGTTGGGAGGACAACTTCACGGAAACCCCAGCCACCGACGCTTTCCTGGCTGAAATTCGTGCGGCGGCTCGCAACGAGGGTATTAACTATACCGCAAGCCGTCTTGCTGCTGCTTTCAATCACGGATTTATCAATAAGTCTTTGCGTGAAGTTTTCGACGTTACACGCATGATTTTATCAGCGAAAGAAGAGTTGGCTAATGAAGCGCATCCGATTGATGGCCTGTCTGGTGAATATGCGGAGAAATCCCTTGAAGAATGGGCGGAACAGATTCGCAAAGGAGGAAACCAGTGAGCAAGATTGACTATCAAGAACTTCGTGAAGCAGCAGTAGCAATTGAAACAGTAGCAACGCCTCAAAAATTGCTGGCATTTCGTATGAAAGTCACACCTCAGGTTGTGCTGGCTCTACTGGATGAACGGGAAAGAAACCAGCAATACATCAAACGCCGCGACCAGGAGAACGAGGATATTGCGCTTACGGTAGGGAAGCTGCGCGTTGAGCTTGAAGCAGAAAAACAGCGGGCAAAAGTTCTATTTATGGAAAATGCTCGGCTTAAGTCAGGCATAGCCGGTCTGATACACCTCGGTCAATATGCAGATATTGAGGTCATGAGAATTGCTGGAGATGCCCAGCTTTCTACCCCATGCACTGACAGCATCATAAAAAGCATTGCAACAGGCATTCGCATCAAAGGAGAGTGAGATGAACGGACAAATCTCAATTGTTCTACCGGGAGCATGTGACGATCGCGAGATACGAATGATTATTCGTCTGGCGATGGGGAAAACAATAACTGCTCTCATTACTCCAGAAAATCTCGCATTAGCATTAACCGGAAAGTCAGACCTGCCAGTAGAGCTAAAGCTGCGAAATGTTGAGATTAAGGTGAAATAGCTATGACCACTATTACCGACAAAGAGCTAATTAAAGAAATTAAAGAACATATCAGCAGTCTGGGGGGGGGCGGGACAATATTGAGCGCCGTGCTTATGAAATTGCGTTGACTGCATTGACCGCTGAACCATTCGCCACTATCGACACCGCGGGAATTGAGCTCGTTAAATATGGTTGTAACACGTTTATTTGTCCCGACAATTCGATGGATCCGGGAAATGTACCGCTATATATCGGCCTGCCACGAATTGAGCCAGCAAGCCAGACTGCCAAGCTGTCATTCCAGGAATGGTTGTCAGAACAAAAAGAAAAAATAGACGTTGATTGCGGATGTGTAAGCATCGAAACGCTTACGCACTGGATGAAATCAGCTTATGAGGCTGGCAACTCTCCGGTAACTCCGGATGGTTGGATAAGCTGTAGTGAGCGAATGCCAGAAATGGGAGAGCGACAATGCTATGTGTTAGCAGCTGACTTTAAAAACAACTACCCACCAAACATCCCCAACACTCAGGTCGGCGTATATGGCGACTGGTTTAATGATGGCAATCCCACTTGGGATGACGGTGATGGCGAAGACCTGTATCTCAAAGAGGTAACCCACTGGATGCCTCTACCAGAACCGCCGCAGGAGGTGAAATGATGAATTGGCCTGAAGCATTCACCGCAGTTGGAGTTGCAATAGCGGTGGCATTTATTCTGTATTCGCTTTTCCGCTGGGGATAAAGGAATGTTCGCGCTGATTCAACGTGGTCAGATATACAGAGCCGGATACCCTGTGGTGATTATTCGCAGTACTCAGCACTCAGTGTTCTTTCGACGCATGGACGGGTGCTCCGGACGGGTACGCATTGGTGAGTTCAACAACCTGTTCGAACATATTGACCAACAGGAGTACCGCAAAATTCTGGCGGGCACTGAGCAGGAAATGCACCTGAAAAAATTACGCGCAATGCAACGGAGGTGATACATGCATACGGCTTTTGAGTTCTGGGTTCGCAAGACATTCGGCAATCGCTACGACCTGACCCGTGATGTCGACGGCTTCTACTGCCGTGAAGTTGTGAAACGAATGTTTGACGTGTGGTGCCACTGCCGTGGATGAAAGTTTTATGAGGTTGGCATGCAGACAATCATCTATCAGATAACCCCCAGCAAATGGTGTACGGAAGAGAGTCCTTATTGCATCAACAGGGCTAAAGCCCGGCACCATCGAGCGGGCCAGAAGAAAGTCATGGATGCAGGGAAAAGAATACCGCCATTACGCTGTAGAAGGTGATCCTGGGCATTACAGTGAATGCCTGTACAACATCGAAGAAATTATGCGATGGATCGAAAACCAGAAACAACCAGGTGCCAAAAATGCAAGTTCCGGTTAACCTGTTAATGCTCCTGGACGTCTGGGAGGTTTAATGAGTAACGCATCATACCCGACAGGCGTTGAAAACCATGGAGGATCACTCCGTATATGGTTTCACTATAATGGCAAACGTGTCAGAGAAAACCTCGGTGTTCCTGACACAGCCAAAAACCGGAAGATCGCTGGTGAACTTCGCACTTCCGTTTGTTTTGCAATCAGAATGGGGAGTTTCGACTACGCCGCGCAGTTCCCTAATTCCCCTAACCTGAAACACTTTGGTCTGGGAAAAAGAGAGATAACCGTTAAGGCACTTTCGGAAAAATGGTTGGACCTTAAGAAAATTGAGATAGGAAGTAATGCATTCAGTCGGTATCAATCCGTGGTGAGAAACATGCTTCCTCGCATAGGGGAAAAACGTCTTGCTTCGTCGGTAACAAAGGAAGATTTACTGTTTATCAGGAAAGATTTGTTAACCGGGTATCATAATCTCTCTAACGGAAAAACAACGCCGATTAAAGGGAGGTCAGTAGTTACGGTTAATTACTACATGACGACAATTGCAGGAATGTTTCAATTTGCGGCTGATAACGGCTATATCGTGTCAAACCCATTTAACGGCCTGACACCATTAAAGAGATCCAGAACAGAACCAGATCCACTCACACGAGACGAATTTATTCGTTTTATTGATGCCTGTCACCATCAACAAACGAAAAACCTGTGGTCCTTAGCAGTATACACAGGCATTCGTCACGGTGAGCTAATATCTCTCGCTTGGGAGGATATTGATTTAAAAGCTAAAACAATGACTATCCGTCGTAATTATACAAAACTCGGGGAGTTCACTCTACCAAAAACAGAAGCGGGAACTGATCGTGTTATTCATCTTGTTCAACCAGCTGTTGATGCCCTGAAAAGCCAGGCTGAAATGACAAGACTTGGCCCTCAGTATCAAATTGACGTCAAGCTTCGGGAGTTCGGTCGCACTGCACGCCATGAATGCACTTTTGTTTTTAATCCTCAACTGGTGAAAAAATGCCAGCAAGTCGGTCACCACTATAAAGCAGATTCCATCAGAGATTCCTGGGCATCTGCATTAAGGCGAGCAGGACTGCGGCACAGAAAAGCCTATCAGTCCAGGCATACTTATGCCTGTTGGGCATTATCGGCAGGAGCGAATCCAAGCTTCATAGCAAACCAAATGGGCCATGCAAATGCACAAATGGTATTCAACGTTTACGGAGCATGGATGAAAGATAACAATATCGGGCAAATAGAACTACTCAATAAGCAGTTGACGGAGAGTGTCCCATACATGCCCCATAGAGCCAGACTCTGAAATAATATCTTTAAATATCAGTTGTTTTAATGGTAGTTGCCGTCACATTAACTGCGTGGAGGGCAACACCACGCTTTACGCCCTGCCGAAACCCGAGGTTGTCCTGCGCTGGCGTGAACAGACCACAGATGACTTCCGCTTCTGTTTTAAGTTTCCGGCGACCATTTCGCATCAGGCAGCATTACGACATTGCGATGATTTAGTGACTGAATTTTTGACCCGCATGTCACCG